TGACCCAATTCACCAAATGCGCGATTCTTAGTAACGTACTCTTCGTTATAACGACCAACTTCTTTAGCAAGCGTATCGGTCTTATACATACGACCATTACGATTCTTCATTTCTGCTACAAGAAATGGTCCTGTGATGTAAAGTGTTTTAACACCGTTTTGTTCCTCGGTGATAACTCTAACATCATTGATGTTTTCGGTAATTAATTTCATTAACGTATCCCCAATGCTTTTCTCTTCATGAGAGATCTTTTTCTTTTTATAAGTGCTCGAGCCATCTTTGCTTTGCGCTTTACTTTTGCTCTGCGCGCAGCCATCTTTCTGCGTAAACGCTCTTGTGGCTTCATACGAACTAGTTTACCACCACGAATCGTAAAACCTTTTACAGCAGAAAAGACTTTGCGACGCTGAACCTTGCCACCACGAACACGAGCGCGAATTAGTTTTTTACGACCAATTTTTTGAATATTGGCTTCAGCAATAATTTCTCTTACAATTTCTGAAATGATACTCATTTGTCACCAATTGTAAATTGAACTTTACTTAATGCAAAATGTGCTGCTTTCTCAAACCCCTTTGGGCTTGTAAGCATATCAGCAAATTTCTTTTTATTCTCATCGTTCAATGCGCCGTGAACCATATGAATGGCTTTTGCAGCGCCATGGCTAACTCTCAACTTTGATCCATCAGCAAACTTCATATGACGTGATGTTTGTTTTGGTAATTCTTCTTGAGCATATTTTGATACTTGATCAAGGCTTTCCATAACATGCTCAACTTCTTCGGTTTTTACGCCAGGAACTGTTGCATCAGTTGATGTGCCAATTGGGCTATATGGAATTGTGAACGTTAATCCCATTCTAGAATTAACATACATTGCAACGCGACGACCATCTGGGAAAATACGAATGCCTGTTCTTTTTAATACAAGCATTGGTGGTGGATTTACTTCATCGCGCAATGTTGCTTCACAAATTTGTTCTTTGTCGATAATTTCGTATGAATTCATTAATGACTTTTTAGCCGTTGCAGCTGGTTTCAAAACTTGTAACTGACGACGAAAACGATTCATTGGAACATCTGATGAGAGAGCATCTGATGGAACTTGTGATGTTGCCGCAATATAATTTGTTCTTTCAGTTGGCGATAGTTTATTAATCACCTGACTAAATTGTGCTTTAGGATTTGCAGCAATTGCTTTTGTTACTTTTGCATGACCCGATGCAGCAGCACTCACATTGAGACCTTTAATTCCCAATGTTGTTTTTGCAGCGTTTAACTTTTGACGCAATTCAGCGTCTGAAGTATTACTCTGCGTTTGAGGTGACGCCTGCATCGACTTCTGATTCGGCGCTTCCGTCAATTTCTGTCTCAAGTCCTTCAATTTCATTTGTTTGTACTTCTGGTGTGAGTAGTGAAGACGCAATCTCAACTTTCTTTACTTCAAGTGCATCATTTACACGCGCTGAAATCGCAGCGTCAAAAGCATTCTTAAATGCTCCTGAATCTCCAACTAGTGCAGCATTAACTAAATCGATAGTGTTCATAAAAATCTCCAATTATTATTTAGTAATTTGAGCATTAAACGATTGGTTTAGATCATTTGCTGAAGGTGATACTGTTGGTTGTGCTGCGACATTATTCGCAGCTGGTTCAGCAAGATTTGAAGGGGGTGGTGTTGAGAGAGACATAGGCTCTTGTGGTTGAGCAGCCTCTTCTTCAGCCATCTCCTTCGCCATTCTTTCAATGCCTTCTTCATCAAATTGTAGAACATGTTTACGCACCCAACCCTTCGAGAAGTATACTCCAACGTATGGGTCGATTTGTGACATAAGTTGTAAACGTGCTGCCATTAACTCTGCTTCTTTGAGTTCCATAAAGTTGTTGTCTTTAAGGAAATCATAGTGAATCTTTTCTTTTAATTTTTGCCATTCGTCGACGGAGCAGATGCCTTTTAGAGCCAACTGTCTTTCCATCAACTCATCGAACAATAAACTAAATTTGGTACGAAGTTTATTAATAAACTTACTGAACTTAATTTCATCGCGTGTAATTTCTGTTGAACGACCTAAACTAAACCCTTGGTTTTGTTCTAAGCGAGAAACAGGAACATTTAGTGATCGGTAGAGCTTCTTTTCGAAATACTGAACGTCAGCCAACTCACCTAGATTTTGTCCTGCTGGTAGAGTTGTAATTTCTGTTGACTTACCTTCACCACGACGTGGGATCCAGAAGTCTTCCATCATTGACATAAACTTGCGGTCGTCTTTAACTTCGCCAGTGGCTGAATCATAGACAACCTTATTGCGGAACTTTGTCATAATGTCGCGCAAGTATTGCTCTGATTTAATCTTAGGCATGTTACCAACGTCGATGTAGAACACACGACGTTCTGGTGCACGCGATAGACGATAGATAACTACCGCATCTTCAACCATGCGTAATTGATTGAGTGGCTTGATGGCTTTGTGAAGGTATGAGAGAACTAACATTCTCTTAGCATCCATCAGACCAGAGTTAACATTAACAATCGCATCAACGGCAATTCTTACACCACCATCAACTGTTGATGGCATACCCATTGTCGATGTTGACACCATGTTCTGTTGACCCTGAAGCGTTGCTCTTTCGTTGAAGACGTAAAATTCTTGTACGCCCTGAACAACATCAACACCAGTTCTAGGATCTTTTTTCTTTACAACGTGTCTAACTTTCTTGATTTTTCTTGGATCGATATAAACCAATTCTTGAATACCAAGACGTGGCTGTTTCTCATCGATCAAAACTTGGTAAAATAATCTTCCGTCGATATACCATTGACGGAATAGATCAGGACCAAAATTAGAGAAGTCTAACATACGAAGAACGTTATCAAATTCTTCGCGAATCATGTCTTTGATTTTATCTGGCTGCTCTAAGTCGTCTAGTAGAATTGTAACTGACTTGCCAGTAACGTCATGAACAACAGCTTCATTTACGATATCATCAATCGCTGCTTCGAGTTCAGGCTGCATTGCCATCTCTCGATAACGAGTGATAAGATCATTTTCATTTTTAAAACTTGCTTCAAGATCTAGATAAGTTCCAAAGTAACCACCAGCAGTGACGGTGATCGCACCATCATCGCTTACAGGTGTAGAAACCTGAGGCTGAAGTTGTACTTCAGGCTTTTTTCGAAGGATCTCGAAACCGAAAAGATTTATAGCCATGTGTGCTCCATCATATAGAATGGGGAGAGAGTTGCCCCTCTCCCCTTATTCAAATTAAGCGAGTAGACCGCCAAGAACACCAGTTCTAGCCACGTTTTGATCTTGCGTAGTCCAGTACTGATATTGGAAGGTAACTGAGAATTCTTCGATTGCATCGTTTGAACCCCAGTCTAGGTCGATTGCAGCGATATCGATTGGGAACATACCGACGAACTTATACTTCTTGATTGGTGACCCACCAGCCTTTGAGTATTGGAACACTTCAGCATCAGCAGCATATTGCTGTGTCGTGAGTGCAGCACGTAAGTTTGTTACGTTATCGTTGATTCCACGGACCCATGATTCCATTGCATTACGGATAATAAAGTCTTCATCGTTAATTACTGTTACTGTCCAGTCAGCAAACGTGCGATTGCCAGCAACTTTAACTTCGCGACCGAAGTAGTTTACTGGTACGCTACCGAGTGTTGAGCCAGGAAGCTGAGCAGTTTTAACCATGAATGTAGACTTTAATTGTGCCGTTGAACGACCAGTTACATAACTTGGGAAATTGAGTCGCACTTCAAATAGATTAGGACGTGCGCCATCTCCACTTAACTGTGTACGAAATTGATTTACATTGAATGGCATTGATTATCTCCTGAGCCTATACTCTATTTATTAGAAGCGACCAACGATTTCGTCAAAGGCAACACCAGTACGGACAGCCACGAAGTTCAACTGGATAAAGTTGATTGACTTGGCTGGCTTGATATAGATGTCACCGATGAACTCGTTGCGGTCAATAACTTCTGGAGTATTGTTTGTTTCGTCGCAAACAACACGGAAGTCGTAGATACCGCGACGACCCTGTACCAATCTTAGGAATGGTTCAACTAGGTTCACAAACTGCGCTCTTGTAAATTCATCGTTGAACTCGAAGAGGCTTGCGCGTGCAGCACGAGCAATTGCCTTCTCAAGAACAATGAATAGACGACGAACATTGATACGATCGAATGCGCTTGGTTTTGATAGAAGCGTCTTATCGCCAAAGAGAACAGTGCCTTCTCCTGGGAACGAGACGATTGGATTTACACCAGCCTTATAGAGCGTATCGCGCTGTGCTTGGTTTGGATTGAATGCTAGTTTGATTACATTCTTCAACTGACCGCGATTGAATCCAGCAGGTGAGAACCATGGATCGCGATCTTGGTCGGTACGAGCACAGAGACCAGCAACGTCACCGTTACCTGGAATCCAACGATATAGATCGTTATACTTGTCGTATTGATACTTCCATGCGCTATCCATTACAGCATATGACGTTGAAGTCAAGCTGTTACGATAGTTTACGATAGAAGAAACTGGATCAGCTGCTTGAACGTTTGCAAGTAGTGGTGATACGAACGCTACGCAGTCTTCACGACCTACAGCAAGAGAGATTACGTTTGCAGCCAATACTGCGCTTGCGTTAGCCGTCATTACGAGGCTAATATCAACGTTATCCGTTGAAGCAAACTGAGCATATGCTGTTTGAACGTTGCCATCAGTTGGCACCGCATCAGTACCGCGAATGAAGCTGACACCATCTAGGTTTTCACCTGCGAAGGCATGTGTCGCATTAGCAGCAACACCCCATGTGGAGTTGTTTGGTCCCATTGCATAGACGTAACGTGAATTGACGTATAGAACATCGCGGTAGTAGAGTGATTCGCCGCTTTCGCCCTTGGCATTGGTTGCCTTGGATATGTTTGCGAAACGCTCAATAACCGTGTTTGGTGTTCCTGAGAACAATCCATCTTCATCGACGATTGCGATGTGCATTTCGTCGTTAGCGTCTGACTTATGATTTGCACCAACCCAAGTTGAAGTTCCTGGAGCAGCATCGAAGTATGGAGCGTATGCCCAAGAAGAGAATGCTGTCGCGTTTGCATTTGCGCAAACTGCAACCTTCAATGAGTTACCAAGCGAACCTGGATAACGAGCAGCAAATAGGATATTTGAATTTGCTGCTGTGAAGAATGTTGAGAAGTAGTGATCTTCGCTCTTAACCTTTACGTTTGCAGT